ATGTAGATGTTCCCCATTCCCAACATGCTATAGTAGAAGTTGAACCAGTTATACCTTGAATACCCTGTAATCCTTGAATACCCTGTACCCCTTGTGTTCCTGTTCCAGTTACTCCTTGGAATCCTAAGATACCTTGAATACCCTGAATGCCTTGGATGCCTTGGTCTCCCTGGTCTCCCTTATCACCTTGATCTCCTTGGTCTCCCTTATCACCTTGAATACCCTGGATGCCTTGAATGCCTTGAATGCCCTGCGTGCCCTGAGCACCTTGCGAGCCGGTTGCACCTTGCAGGCCAACAGTGCCTAGCGAGATGACTGCGTCTGTTTCGTTGACGATAATTACTGCGTTAGCCATGAGTTATCTCTGCGGTTAGTAGGAACGTGCCTTGAAGTAGTCGAGTGACTACACCGGCCGATGTGAGTTTTAGATCGTAAAGGTATGAGCCGGCCTCGATGGCCGCGCTGTCTGTTGCGGAGATAAGGACTGCAATAGTCCCAGCTGCACCGCCTAGGGTTATGCCGTCGCCATCGGTAAGGCTAAGAACGTAATCGCTTGGTGGCGTGGCTCTGATCATCATTTCGGCGTCGTAGCCGGTAAGGTCGACCGGGTCTCCGTCTATCTCGAAGGTAAACGTGGTATCGAAGGTAGCGCCCTGTGGCGCGACGATGTTGTAGGTTGCCGGGTTTATCATATAAAGCCTTTCATGATGATCGTAACAAGTGCGGATGTGCCAAGTGCCGTCGATACCGAGGTAATCCAGGCCGACTGCCAGCGTGCCTTCTCAAGGTCACGAATGCGAGCTTCATGATCTCCGATGATTTCTAGGCGTGCTTCAATCACTGCCAGGCGATTGCTTATGTCGGCGAGCAGTGTCGGGGTAGTCGCACGAGGCGAGTCCTCAGCCATTACTCAGCGTCGGGGGTTACTTCAGCAGGCTTCGGCTTTGGGGCTGGCTTTGGCTCGGCTGGAGATGGAAATGGTGCGTTAGATACGTTGCCCATTAGTTTTCCTCTGGTAGTAGGGTTTGGTGGCAACCGCCACACTCGGCTCTGACCGGGTGGTCATCGCCAAAGTCATAAACAACCTCGAAGTTGGGGCAGTCGGCTTTGTCGCAGATAAAGATACTCATTAGCTTCCCTGATACATGATAGTAAACGTGAAATACGAGGTCGAAGTAGTTGCCCAAGTGAATGGGTTAGTAGCTGTCTGGCTTGAGAGAGTTGCCGTTGCGCCTGCCGTTCCAATAGTCTGCATGCGAGCAACCGATGGTGCCGAGCTGGTGGCAAACACCGAGCCAAGATAAGACACCGATGCAGTTGCGTCTCGCATAACGCAAGTCCCAATCGTGCCGGTGCGTTGCGAGCTTGCGATGTCGACTGGCAACGAGACTGAGAACTGACCGCCAACAGTAGGTGTCGTGCCCATTGTGACGTAAACTTGCGCAACGATTGTCTTGCCGATGCGTGCATAATACGCAGAAGTTGTAGCACCTGCGCCTTGGGTTAGGTTAGTAAAGGTTGGAGTCCAGGCATTCCAAATAACATCAAACTTTACCCAGGCCGCGCCCTCGTAGATTGTGTAATGGTCTACATCCTCAAGGTAGGCAAACATGCCGGCGCTTGGCGCGGTGAGTGCTGCGTCACGCGCGGCAGAGTTAGTAAACACCATGACCGATTGGTTCATTAGGTAGGTGTTTATGTCGCTGGCCAGTGCCGGCGTTCCTGATACAAACTCTTGATATGCCATTTAGATACCTCTCCATAACTCTAGTGATATGTCCCACGATGTGGGGGTAATTCGGTCGTATTGTCGTGTTACAAAATAGGTGTCGGTAAATGAAATGCCGTTTATGTCGTAGGTCACTAGGTTTGGGTCGAATAGTCGATCGACGAGCCACCAGTAAAAAAGTTGCCCGGGTCTTGATATTGCGTCAAAGCTCAAGGTCTCGACGCGCCTGATGATTGTCTTTAGGTCTAGTCGGTCGAGCCACAGTTGCGTGCCGGTTGCGTTGTCGATTGGCACGTCGACGTTTAGGGCTACCGCGCCATAAAGGTCGTAAGCGTCTTGATTGCGGAGGGTAAGTTGGCCGCCGGTCGTGTAGGTCGCGATGATTTCGTTAGGCAGCTCCCTAGAGTCTGCCTTCATAACTAAGTCGGTCATGCAAATGTGGCTAAAGATATTCGGGTCGTGAACGGTCGAGAAACTAAATGAGTAACCCTCGATGATGTTTTGCAAGTCATTCTCGGAGCGATAGTTAAGCGTGCCGTCTCTATCCATCCACAATGCGCCAAGACTTGCGGCTAGGCAGTCATTTATAATCTCGCCGACGGTGGTATTCGTGTAAGTTTTGGCCGCCAAGAAATAGATGTCGGGGTTTGAGTTAGCAGTGATTCCATACCAGTAGGTGTTAGCCATGTCGGTAATGACCGCGCTAGGCAGAGTATTTAGTGACCCAACGACGTAGCTCGCAACTTTGGTGTTTAGAAAGTCTTGCATTCCATCGACGGCGCGGATGGTCACGATGTTATTGCCTTGTTGGTTGTAAGTCGCGCTGTAATCGCGAACGTAACCAGTCCATATGACTGTTAGATCGCCAGGATTAGTATCGGGCGACGCCTCGATGCTGATTCGAACCTGCGTGCCTGCGTGAATGAGGCCAGTGCTAAACGGATCGTAACTCGCGCCTTGCATTCTGATTGTCGCCGTTGAGGCTGAGGGGGCTACAAAGATACCCGATTCAACATCGCAACCGCTGACCATTTGAATGTCGAAGCTCTCGCAGAGTAAGTCAGTCCATGCCGCACTGGATGGGTTGGTGTCCCAGACTCCGCCGTCGTCCCAGTTGCTTACTCCCCAGATAAAGGTGCCAAGTGCTGGAATAAAGAACTCAATCTTTAGTCTGTCCTTGATTACAAATACATCGTCAGCCATTAGATTACGACCGACCTACCGCGGCTAACCTCGAAGCGACGAATAGCCTGGACAATCTCCTCACCGGTAATGCTGGCGCGGTTGATGTTGATGTTGTAAGTGTTGCCGCCGCCTAGGTTGCCAAGTTTACTCAGCGGAATGATGGCTTCGGCCTGGCCCGCCTCGGCTACGTTCACGATGCTTCCTCCAGGCGATGGCATAACAATACCGCCGTCGGCTAGTCGAGGGATTTTTACTTGAGGGATCTTGCCAACTTGTAGTTTAAGGCCTGTAACTGCGTTGACTCCAGCCAGCAAGAAGTTTATGCCGTCAACTAGTTTGTTGACTCCGCCGATTGCAAAGTTAAAGAATGACTCAAGTGCTCCGATCACTGCGTTGATTGGCACCTTGATTGCGTTGACTATCCCGCCAAAGGCATCCTTGATGCCGATAACAAACTTGCCTACAGCCAGCTGTATTGGTTTAATGACTCCTAGCCAAAACTTGAAATACTGCACTACGATTTTGATGATTGGCACCAGCAGCTCCGTAAGCATTTTGACCAATGGCAAAATAGCTGGCATGAGTGCCTCGAGCAACTCGACAAGCGGCGGCAGTAGCATCTCGACAAGTGGAAGTAGAGCTTCGACAAGGGTCACAAAGATTGGGGCTAGTTTCTCAATTACCCTGGCAAGAACCGGAGCTATCTTTTCAATGAGTGGGCTGAGAACCACAATAAGTTTTTCGATGACCGGCAAGAACGCTGCACCAATGGTTTCTTTTGCTTCATTCAGAGCAACAGAAAACTTGGCGAATGGACTTGCTGAGGTTCCTGCCGCGCCTGCAACCGACTTAGCAAAGTCATCGACTCCGCCTTTAGTCTTTTTTAGCTGCGGAGCAAGTTTGTAGAGCGATGTCGTGTTGCCATTCTGAGCTTGCGTAAGAGCCTTCATAATGGTCTCAAGTGGCTTGCCCGTAGCAGCTGCGCCGTCAAGTCCAATCTTTAGTAACTCTTGAGCTTTGCTTAGATCTCCAGTGCCACGAACTGCGTTAGCCAATGCCGGGCGAAGGACATCATCCAAGACACCAGTGCTTTTTGAGGTTGCCAGGATAAAGTCTTCATTTGACTTGATTTGAGCATCAGTTGCATCAGTGGATGTTTTGATTTGCAGGGCCAGCTTGTTTTGTGCAATTTGGTCTTCAGATGCCGCTTTAGCTGCGTCCGTCAAACCCTTGACTACAGACACGAAACTAATCGCGCCGAGTGCTAGTCCAATTTTTTTCGATACGCCCTCAGTGGTCTTTTGGAAGCCTGTGAGGTCACCTTTGGCACCAGCGATGCCCTTTTGTAGGCCTGCCGCGTTAGCGACGAACCTAAAGTTTAGGGTTGCGGCCATTATTGGTCACCTGGACTCTTGCTTAGCGCCTGGACGAATGCTTGATATTCGTAAAGCGTTAGGGCTTCATACTCTGTCGGACTCATGCGAGTCGCGGTGCAGAACTCAGCCTTGCGTCGAGCCTGCTCCTCTCTTAATCTTTTGGGTCGGCATCGTCATCTCCAAACAATGCCGAGGCTTCCTCTAGGGATAGCAACCCGGCCTGCTCAAAAGTGAAGTTTGGATCAGTGCGCTTTTTGTAGACAAAGATGATGGCTTTGAATGAGCGACCCCTTGGAGCGTCGTCTGCCATAATCGAGTCAATGTTGCGCGAAGTCAGCTGCTCGATGAGTTCAATCTCATTTAGAGTCATGCTGTTGAAGTCTATGGTTGCCATTTTTTATTCTCCGAGTCCGTATTTGTTTATTAGTTTTTGTAGATCACGCTGATAGTTAGCGATGATTTCCTCATAAGTGTAACCGAGTGCCTTTGAAAAGAACGGCGTTGGCTTGATGTTGCGAGGCGTCCCAGCCGCTAATGTGCCCTTGTGACTAGAACCTACAACTGACCATCCCCAGTGAATAGGGTTGGCATACGGAACGCGATTGCTACCGGCCGCCGCTTGAGCATACCTGGCAGTCTTGGATGGTCGAAGCGAAGCTGCAAGAGCACCTGTTTTGATAGGCACCAAAGGTCGCGCCGCCCTGATTACAGTCTCGGCTGCGTTTAGGTTCGCTTCGAGTAACTCTGCCTTGTCTGCCTCGAGAGCCCTGAGTTGCTTTTGTAGCAACCCAAGGCCTTCGATTTGGACAGAACCGCTCGAGATAGATTCCCGAGCCATGGTTACTAGCTGGTTTTCTTGGTGAGGCCGAAGTAAACCGGTGGCGTTGCATTTGGAGTGTGAACAGCGTTCTTTACAGTCAGCTCGATATCAAACGACATGATGTCGCCCGATACCATGTTTAGCGGTGGCAAGTTATCAAAGATTACAGTGCCCTCGTAGTTCGGTGCCGAAGCGGTCGCAGTTGAGTTGCCTTGTGGAGCAACCTTGAATGCAACCTCGGTGCCGTAGTTAGCAAACAAGAGCTGGTAGAGCGAGGTCGAGTCACCCGATGCAATACCTTCTAGCGATAACTTCCACTCCTGGAGGGGCTGGACTTCGCAAAATGTCTGCTGGCCGCCAGGTGCGTCCGAGAGACTTAGCTCAACCGAGTTGGCATCGCATGAGAACTCGACCGAGTTGATTAGAAACTTGATGTTTGTTGCTTTGATTCTGGTCGATACGGCCATTTCAAAGTCCTTTCTTTATAGAGTAATTTGTAGATCTAAACCTATTGTTGCTGCCAAGTAGTCGTTGCCGTTGGCGACAAGCGTGTAGGGTGCCGAGACATCCTTAAAGCCTGAGTATTGCGGTAATGCCAAGAGACAAGCCTCGATTAGATCGTCGAGGTCATCGCTCGATGATTCGTTGTCTGCCGTCCCGGCGATTACTTGAAGCTCGAGGTTTACGAGATACTCAGCTCCGACTGACGAGGTAGTCATGTATGGCGAAGCGGCGCGAATAACAACAACCGGTGGCGTGACTCGAGCAGGAATGTAAGAGTAAACATCCAGGTCTGCTTCTTGAAGAGTCAGCGCCAGTTCGGCTTTTGCAGCTGCGATTTCGCTCATACTGAAAACCCGACATAGGGCAGGAGTTGAGCGTAGATCGACCGCTTAGTGTCGAGTGATACTCTCATCCCCTGCCCAGAGCCGTCAGCGAACTGAGCGATTCCACTTGGAGCGTTGCGACGATTCCA